CGAACACCCTGATCACACTATCACAAAAGCCCTCGTTGCAGAGCGAGCTATATTCTTTGTTCTACTACCTATGTTTCGCTTTCTTGGTGATGCTGCTCTCAGAACAGTATCAGCTGATATATCCAGAGATGAACAAATCCACGTTGCGACAAATAGTCTCGTATGTGCTGAGTTGGGGCTTGTTCCTAGCTCTTCTTTGGATAAGCTTCGGAAGGCAACTATACAATGGGTATTACAACCCCTAACAGAAAACCATACTGATAAATATTTAAGCAAAAAATTTTGGCTGGAAGCGAGCGATCAGTTAATGTATCAGGGCAAAGCCCCACAGTTTTCTGACACAAAAGCAGCTCGTATGCCAGCATTTTTTGAACATGCAAACACCAACCTCCCTCAATACGCTTAGTTTCCATTCAGAGAAGCTAGAGAAATTAGTAGAGGATCTGGAATCCAAGTTCGCTTGGTATCCCGTCCACCCCAAGGAGGATTTAGCCTCCATCATGTATCGCTCTGGACAACAGGAAGTGATACAATATATTAAATCAATACTAGAGGAATAGTTATGTGTAGAGGAGGACCCCCTACCCCATTACCAGCACCAGCACCAATACAGCCAAGACAGCCAGACTTAGTTCGTAAGTCACAGCTTCCCGGTAAAAAAGAGTTGGTAGATCCAGAAGATATTGCTGATGTAGAATACGGCACAGGATCAGGTAGAGAAGCAAAAGATACCAGAGGAGCTGCAAAGCGAATGGGTACTGATGCTCTAAAAATTAACTTAAATACAGGAGCCGGTGGAGAAGCTGCCGGAGGTTCTGGAGGATTAAATGTATAAGGCAAGAGAAAGATACTCAATGCTAACGTCAGGTAGAACTCAGTTTCTAGACACAGCCGTTGAGTGTTCTGAACTTACCTTACCATATCTTGTTAGGCAAGATGACGATGCTAGAGGCAAAAAAACTCTACTCCAACCCTACCAGTCAGTCGGAGCCAAGGCAGTGGTGACACTTGCAGCTAAACTTATGCTTGCAATACTACCACCACAGACAGCCTTCTTCAAACTACAGGTAAGAGACGACAAGCTAGGCGAAACACTAGATCCTATGATGCGTAGTGAATTAGACCTATCATTCTCCAAGATAGAGAGACTGATCATGGACTACATTGCTGCATCTAGTGACCGTGTTGTCGTACATCAAGCTTTAAAACATCTTATCGTATCTGGTAATGCCCTTGTTTTCATGGGCAAGGATGGTCTAAAGCACTATCCACTAAACAGATATGTTGTAGAAAGAGATGGTAACGGTAACGTTATAGAAATACTTACAAAAGAATTAGTAAGTCGTAAGGTCTTGGGTATAGCACCCCCACCTAACGAAGAGCCATTAGGCGAATACAGTGCTGAAGAAGACGACGCTGAGGTATACACCTGTGTTAAGATGGATGAGAGTAGCGGTAGCTGGAGATGGCATCAAGAAGTGGATGGAATGATCCTCAATGGTAGCCAAAGCACAGCACCGAAGAACGCCTCACCATGGTTAGTGCTTCGATTCAATACAGTAGACGGAGAGGATTACGGACGTGGCAGAGTAGAGGAGTTTATCGGAGACCTAAGAAGTCTTGATGGGTTGTCTCAAGCTCTCGTAGAAGGTGCAAGTGTGGCAAGTAAAGTTGTCTTCCTTGTGTCACCATCTGCAACAACCAAGCCCGGAACACTTGCCAAAGCTGGTAACGGAGCTATCATACAGGGTAGACCAGAAGACGTAGGAGTCGTGCAAGTCGGTAAGACAGCAGACTTTGCTACAGCTGCAAATTTAGCAGCACAATTAGAGAAGAGAATCCTCGAAGCGTTCTTAGTTATGAATGTGAGAAACGCAGAGAGGGTTACAGCTGAAGAAGTACGACTTACTCAGCTAGAGCTAGAGCAATCCCTTGGCGGCTTATTCAGCTTGTTAACGGTTGAATTTCTAGTACCATATTTAAACAGAACTCTGTTAATATTACAGAGATCTAACCAGATACCAAGACTACCTAAAGATGTCGTCAGACCTAAGATAGTGGCTGGTATTAACAGTCTAGGTAGAGGACAGGACAATGAATCCCTCACTAGATTTATAGGAACTATTGCACAGACACTAGGACCAGAAGCTTTGATGAAGTTTATTAACCCAACCGAAGCAATCAAACGACTAGCAGCTGCACAAGGTATAGATGTTCTCAATCTTGTACGTACAAACGAAGAGCTAGAGCAACAGAAACAAATGTTGATGCAAGACAAGTCACAAATGTCACTCGTCGATCAAGCCGGTCAACTTGCTGGTACACCAGTCATGGACCCAGCCAAGAACCCACAGCTAGCCGACCAAGCAGCAGCAGTACTACAAAACTTAGCCCCACCACAAGAAGAATAAATGGCAGAACAACAAACATTTACAGTAGATACTACACCACAGACAGAGACCCTGACTGACAACCTTACCACTGACGAGCAAGACTCTCTTGCCGTCGGTGAGAAGATGGTTGCGGAACAGGAGCAACTGTTAGCTGGTAAGTATAAGGATGCCCAAGAGCTTGAGAAAGCTTACATGGAGCTACAAAGTAAACTGGGTGAGAAAGATAAAGAAGATACAGAAACAGCTAGTGCCACAAACGATGAACCAGAGGAGCCTAAACTCTCCGATGGTGCTAGTCTTATAACAGACGCACAGAAAGAGTACTATGATAATGATAATAAATTATCTGACGAGACTCTAGCTAAGTTTACAGAAATGTCTAGCTCAGATTTATTACAAGCTTACATGGAGCTAAACTCTAACAACCCAGCAGAGCCAATCGTAGAAACTGCTGACATATCTGATGCTCAAATTTCTGAGATTAAGGAGTCAGCTGGTGGAGACAAAGCTTATGCAAACGTAGTCAACTGGGCTAAAGATAATCTTGATAACTCCCAGACCGCAGCCTTTGACGAAGTTGTCAATACTGGTAGCGTACAAGCTATCAAGCTCGCAGTCGCTGGACTTAAAGCAGAGTATGATAAAGCTAACGGAGTAGAAGGTAGAATGGTTACAGGTAAAACAGCACCACCAGCAAGCGGTGATGTATTCCGTAGTCAAGCTGAGTTAGTATCAGCTATGAATGACAGAAGGTATGATAGCGACCCTGCCTACAGGCAAGATGTTATCGAAAAACTTGACAGATCTAATTTGGACTTTTAATTATGCCCGGACATTACGGAAAGAAAAAAACCACCACTAAAAACAAAAGAGGTAGCGGAGCCAAGCCAGTCCCAAAGGGGCTAGCCGCACTCGCAAAAAAAAGACCAAAGGTTGCGGCTGCAATCATGAATAAAAAGAAGGGTAAAAAGTAATGGCTGACTATTACAAAGGCTCATCTTATCAAGATGTCAGAGACTACTCTGGCAAAAAGAAAAAGAAAGAAAAAACAGAGCAGTTATCAATACCAAACCTTTTTGGTCACGGTAAAAAAAAGGCACAAGCTATAGATGCCTTTCACAGTTCCACCAGTTTTAATGGTAACGTAAACGATAACGCATAATGGCTGTTAAGAAAAAGAATGTCAGTCTCAAAATGGGTAAGCACAAGTCTCGCTCAGGCGGACTGACAGCAGCCGGTAGAAAGAAGTACAATGCTGCTACCGGCTCCAACCTCAAAGCACCGCAGCCCGGAGGTGGTGCACGTAAACGTTCTTTCTGTGCTCGCATGAGTGGAGTAAAAGGACCAATGAAAAAACCTAACGGCAAACCTACACGCAAAGCACTAGCCCTACGTAAGTGGAAATGCTAGTGGTCACGCACTATTATAGAGAGACACATGGCTAGAACAATAGATATGGATACTGGCAAGGAGACGAGCAGTATTGCAGAAAGGAAAAAGCTTGCTAAAGCTGAAAATCAAATGATACCTCCTGAGCTTAGACCCGCTTTTAGTGAAAAAGAAAAGAACAAAAAGTATCTTGAAAATATGAAAAAGTTAAGAGACAGAGGTAAACTAGGCTAATGGCAAAGCGAGGATTGTACGCAAACATTCACGCCAAG